CAACGAGCAAAGCTACGCTTGGCAACATACGCAGGCAGATGGTGTGCTTCCAGACGGAGCCACGATCGACCCGGAGACGGGGCTGATTGAGTTTCCTGAAGAGGTTGTAGAGCAGGAGCAAGAGCCGCAGACGGAGGACTCCGACACGCAGGAGACTGACGCAGCTGAGGAGAACACTGACACAGAAGTGACAGACCAAGGCGGCGGCGGAGCTACTGACGCTCTCGGAGGCTCAGGCGGTAGTGGTGGCGCAGGTGACAATGACGCCACAACTGGCGAGCAGGGAGGATTCGATGTAGTCATCCCCGGCTACGGCGGACCTGACGAACCAACGGACATAAACTCCGGCGACGACGCTGGTGATGTCTCCCCTGACGACAGCGACATAATTGTTGATGAAGGCACTAGCCCGCATCCCGACTACAAGTCTCCGCATGATCGAGTCTCCGGCTTGTTGGGTACGATCTCAGGAGGCGGCGGCGGAAGCGGCAGCGGAGGCGGCGGTGCTACAGGCGGCGGATCAGGCGGCGGCGGAAGCGGCGGCGGTTCCGACATAGGCGGCGGGCCTGAGCAGGGCGGCGGTGGTTTCTTAGGCGACGGCAGTAATAGCGGTGCAGGTGACGACTCCAACAACAACTCAACCGGCGGCGGTGGCGGTACGGACGGTGGCGCAGGCGGCGGCTCAGGCGGCGGCATGGGCGGCGGCGACGGTGACGACTCAGGCGGCGGTGGCGGTGCTGGAGGAGGCGGTGGCGATGGCGGTGAGGGCGGCAGAGGTCAGGGAACTGGCGGCACGTACGATCCTGATTGGTCCGAGCTATTCTCTTACACGCGCATCACGAACCCGCAGCTTTCCAAGTATGCACCACAGCTATCAAAAGCTAGAGGAATGTTAGATGACTTATTTAGAAATAGTTAACAAAGTGCTACGGCTCCTACGGGAGCCAGCAGCCGTCTCTACATCAGACGACGATGCGGTGGTGTCAGTAGTTGCTGAGATGGTCAACGATGCCAAGCGCACTGTTGAAGATGCTCACAACTGGAATGCCCTGCGGTACGAATGGTCAGAGACAGCTACGGCATCCAACCAGCATGTAGAGCTTACGGCGGCTGGCAAAGCTGCTAAGGTAGACTACATCTACACAGCGGACGGAACGCAACTGCGTGAAGTTCCTAACCAGCAGATCGCCGCTATGCGAGCCAACGGCACCGACCCCGGTATGTCTTGGTACTACGCGGTTAACGGGCTAAGCAACGGTAACCTCCGGCTTCGTCTGTACCCTGCGCCCAAGACCGACACGGACCTTGAGGTGTACGGCTACAAGAAGCAGGCGGATCTGTCCAGCGATGCTGATATCCTGCTCGTCCCTGAGCAGCCTGTGGTCTACTTGGCCTTGGCTCTTGCGGCGCGTGAGCGTGGAGAGGTTGGCGGACAGACGGCGGCTGAGATCTTCCAGATGGCTGGCACCTACCTTAAGGATGCTATCGCCAACGACGTAGCTCTCAATCAATACGAATACGACTTCTATGTAGGATAAGCTATGGCACAGCCACAACAGAACATTACGCTTTCTGCTCCGGGTTACTTTGGTCTTAACTTGGAGGATGCTCCGATTGACTTAGACCAGCGGTATGCCCTGCAAGCAGACAACGCGGTGATTGACTCGTTTGGTAGGCTGGGCGCACGTAAGGGCTTTGCTTCTCTGCTTGCCTCATCGCCTCACGCGGACGGTCAGGCACTGTCCTTCGGGCGCGTCACGGATAACGGGACGGTGCGCTACCTTGCTGGCGTATATGTTCCGTCTCTGGACGAGAATCAGCTATGGGAGATTCAAAACCTCAGCACAACCGCTACGGCGATTGTAATACCTCTGCCTGCTGGGTATACCCTAAGCACAGCCAATGTGCAGATCTTGGACTTCGCGGACAACGGTATTATCGTCGGCGGCGGGGAGATGCTCATACTAGATAACGGCAGTCTCAATGTTGTTAGTGATGGTCCTATTATCTTACCGCAGGACGACACGGGAACAATCCTAGCTACGCTTGACTTCACTACGGCAGCAGCAGCGTACGGTAGGATCTGGGCCACAGGCGGCACGGGCGGTGATGAGACGATATACTACAGCTCTCTTCTGAACCCATACCAGTGGTACGACGGCAAGGCTGTGCCTACCAGCAACTTCAACACCGGCGGTATCATCGACGTCAACGAAGCTTGGCCTCTGGGTCGAGACAGAATCGTAGGAATCGCTGGGCACAACAACAACCTCGTGGTCTTCGGACGTAACAGTATATTGGTCTATGGCAATCCGCAGGGTGATCCGGCGGCTGTAGGCGGTATATACTTAGCTGACACTATCAAGAACATTGGACTGGTTGACCGGGACGCTCGTGTGTCCGACGGTCGGGATCTTCTGTTCGTAGATGACACAGGCGTCAGAAGCCTTGGTCGTACTGTTCAGGAGCAGTCAGCGCAGATAGGCGACCTGACCCGTACAGTGCGGACGCAGATCCAGCAGGCTATCAAGTCTTCTCTCATAGCGGGAGGAGTAGAGCTAGCCTTTGATCCAACCAACTCGCTTCTCCTCGTCATCCTTCGAGGGAGCAATGACGTGTGGGTTTGTGATACTAGAATGCCTATGCAGGACGGCAGCTTCAGGATTACACGATGGCCCGGAGCACCTATCGCTTCTGCGTTCTACGACGACGTGTCCGAGAAGCTACTTCTGGGATGCGAGTCCACTACCCCAATAGCCGAGTACACAGGCAACCAAGACTTTGGCGGCCAGTCGTTTAACTTCCAGTTCGTATCGCCTGTGCTTTCCTTTGGAGACCCAGTGCGTACTAAGTTCCTTAAGCAGATAGACTACACTGTGGTGTCGGGATTGACAGGCGCTACGTGTGAGGGCAGCTGGGAATACATAGGTACTAGAGCTTACGAGAAGACCAAGTTCTTTACCTTAGACGGCGGAGACGCTAACTTCTACGACACTGATGCTAAGTATGGGACGGCTAGCTACGGCACTGGACCTAACGTAATCAAGACGTACAGGCTGAACGCTGACGCTTCCGGTGAGAACGTCATTGTGAAGTTTAGAGCAACCATCAATAACTCTATCTGCTCACTACAGCAGATGAACATACAAGCCCTACTTGGGAGGATTAACTAATGGCAGGATTCTGGGAATCAATCGCACCCGGTGTGGCAGGCGCAGGTGCGGCCTATATGGGCTACGACATGGCTAAGAAGCTGGGGCAGACGGGCGAAGATGCGGCGACTCAAATGGGCGCACTCGCTGGTCAGCTTCAGGGCGACACAGCCTTCAAAGGCTACGGCGTAACCACAGGACTGGGGACCAGCACGGTTAACGCGGACGGCTCTACCAACCTTGGCGTAGGTCAGGACCAAGGCTTCGCTAACGCCTCCGGCAGCATGCTCGGGATGGCTGGGCAGGCGGCACAGAACGCTATGATGGACACTGGGGCGCGGGAGCAGGAGATATACAACCGCGCTATGGCTATGCAGAACCCTATGCTGGACAGTCAGCAGGCGGCTCAGCAGGCCAACGAGTATGCCATGGGCAGAGGCGGCGTACGGGGCAGTCAGTTCGGCGGCACCGCAGAGGACGCAGCTATGGCTCGTGCTCGGGCGCAGGCCAGCAACGAAGCTTCCTTCAGCGCGATGGGTCAGGCGCAGAACGAGATGATGAACCAAGGCCAACTGTCCAGTATGTTCGGGCAGCAGGCGGGCGACATGTACGGCCAAAGCTTCATGCCTATGCAGCAGCAGATGGCTATGATGGGCCTCGGTCAGGGCAACGCAGGCATGTCTCAGAGCGGTCAGTTCACGGGCGCAGGCTACGCAGCACAGCTTGGCTTGGGTGGCATGCAGTCACAGATCAACGCAGAGAAAGCAGCGACCGAACTCTACGGCAACATGTTCGGAAGCATAATGAACAACGCATCAGACATCGGCGCTGGCATGGATAGCGCATATGACACAATCAGCAATCAGAGCTGGTGGCCTTTTTAAGGAGTAACTTATGGCAGGTACAGATCAATCAGTGAACCTTGGCGGTATGCTGAACCAGATTGCCGGGACCATAGGCTCTGGCTACCAGATCGACGGTCAGAACGCAGGCGCTGCTTTGGGCGGCGTCATTGCTAACGCGGTACGACCTGAGATTGACATGGAAGATCCAGAGAGTCTCAAGAAGTACGCTAACTGGGCACGCAACAACGGCAAGAGCGAAGAGGCTTTGCGGTACGAAGACCAAGCCATGCGTATCGGGAAAGAGCGTAGTGCTATGGAGGCGGCTGTCGGTGCTTCTAATATCCAGACGGCTGGTATGACGCAGGCTCAGAACGGTGAGGTCGAGCGGCTCAATCAGCGCATCGCAGAAGCTCAGAACGGGATGCGTGAAGCTCAGAAGAACAACGACCCCGAAGCCTTTAAGCAATATCAGCAGATCATTCCCCAGCTACAGCAGATGCTGCCAGCTGCTCGGGATGTGCGCTCAACCAACGCAGGC